GAATTAGCTGAACAGTAAGGTTCAATGTCTTAATAGCTGGCATAGCTTGTAGAACAGGACCTCTACCCCATACTTCAAAGCCAGACTTAGACCAACGTGTAGTAATCCACGGACTTGACCCACGACCCTTCAAACGCTCTCTGATAAGAATCTCATTATCTGTTTCAGAGATAAGGTAGTATGTGTACTCATCCCTAAACTTATCCTGTTCATCATAAACAGTAGCTTCAATAATCTTTGTCTTACGCTTGGGATTCTTTCCCTGCTCAGACAACATCTTTTCAGTGTACTTTGCTTTTGGATAACGGTGCTTCACCTCCGTAATATCCATGTTATCGTTCCATCTGAACCAGTCGGATACACCATCCATTCGACCAGGGAGTAAAGCCAAATTGGTTGGGGGTACAGAGGTGAAGTGCAAATCACCTTGGAATCTACCTTCTTCAGCAAGTAGATTCATTGTTCCAATACCTAAATCCTGCAACCCTTCATGCATCTCAGCATTAAAGTTAGAGTTGCGTAACCCTTCATGTAAAAGGTCAGTAATCCTATCTAGCTCTTCTTGAAGAGAAGGACTCATCATTTCTTTTGGAAACTCAGGTCCTGCCGCTAATCTAAAAGCCCTACCATTAGGAGGAAAGAAGCCAAGTTGTAGACGGCTAGCAAACTTAGGCAAACCCACAACAGCAGTTTCGTCATAGATATTTTCTGTTCTACGAGCCGCATGGCTTTCCTTAAAAAATGACTCACGATGAGGAAGAACGTAATCATATATTTCTTCCCAAAGGTCTGACCATGACATCCAGCGTGATTTTGCTTTTTTGTATCTGTCTAGTACCCTTTTAAGTTCTTCTTTAGAATTAATAGGTGGTGTAGGATTGCCATCTGAATAGTGCATATTAATTCCTTATAGAGCCAGCTTTATTGGTATCACCCATTGAACGAAAACCACCGAACCCACTTATTTCTTCATCTTGCAAAGAACGTGCGCCTTTAAGATTAGCTTGCTTCTTACGCTCTTCATCGGCCTGTCTTCTAGCTTCATCAGCTTTTTCTTTTTCAAGACGAGCCTTTTCTTCAGCCCTAGCTTTTTCAAGCTCTGGGTCTACTGTAGGCGTAGGCGCACCACCAAATAATCCACCCATCTAAGCCTCCTTTGTTTCTGTAAAAATGAGTGGATGCCCATCTTTACGCAATTCACAATACAGTTGATACGGTGTCAGTATCCACCACTTTCTAATACCCAAGAAGTGCTTTACAAAAGATACACAATAAAGCCAACGAGGAAAGTATATTGCTTTTGCATCACCTCTAGCATCTACACAAGTACAGTTTTCTGCTAGATGACCTATTAACAAATCAGCACTATCATCCTTAAAAAACTGAAAGTTCATTTTCTCACTAGCACATTCAGCTTTTACCCATACATCTATGTCAGGATCATAATCCACAACAAACACATGAGAGAAGCCTTTTCTCCACCAAGTAAATAACTTCCACGTTCCACGGTTTTTTGTTTCTGAAAACACTACTATCATAGACCAGCCATTCTTCTTCTAGATAATCTATTCTGTCGCTGTCTTTGTAATGGAGACCCAGTCCTTTCGACAGTGGTGCAGGAAGCGGATTTCGTCATCCCGAACACCACCCTACGGCCTTCACCACCACCCAAGAACGCATATTGGAGAGCATCGTGAATATGGGAGAATCTATTCTTACTAGGACGTTCTTCATATCTCTCACTACCCATGTGGTACTGACGCTTATATTGATAGCCGCCTTCAAACCCAGCAATCAACACAGTACAATTAGGGCTAATAGCAAGTGAAGGATAGCCGTCAGACATACGATTTATCACACCTTCTACTGCTTCTACCCTCATAATAGCGTCATTAGATGGCGCAGGATGTGCATTTATCCCTGCCGCCCTTAGTATCATAAACGGTGTTTGCTCAGATGTTTGTGCCATTTGATTGCCAGCAGGGTCACCTACAAACTTAAATAGATGTTTTTCCCAGTCATTCTTGGCTATTTCTCTTTTCAGCACTTCTGCAAACCTACCAGCACCCATATCTTGCCCGATTACCTCATGGAAGATAATCCACTTGCCAGAATGTAGCTGTTGGGTAAATACAGCAGACGGTGTTCTGCCAAAGTCAATGCCAACAATAATCTCATGCCCATCTTTAGGCTCTATGGGCGAGTTGGATACATGAGTCTCTTTTCTAAATGTCTGGTAAACAGGCTTGCCATCCATCAATGCTTGGTACTGATTCAGTACATATACCTTAATCCACTGCGGAGTTTTGCCTAAAATTATCTTTTCATAGTAATTTGGCTGTATATTTTCGGTATTTTCGGCTTTTGGGTTCTTCTCGTACCCTATAAGAGTACCATTTGAGTCTTTTTTCTCTATCATAGCCCCTTTTTGACTGTAAAATGTCCAATCATCGGGCTTTACCAGCAATAATTTCTCTTCTTGAGGCATATATTCGGGTGCTGGCACTTCACCAGACATAATTCCCCACCAATGCGTCTCATCTGGGGCGTTTGTGTCCATAATTACGCCAAACCAACTAGGACCTCCATCTCTCATAGACGGAAATCTGCCAACACGCATAGTACATGCATCAACTATAGACTTAGGTATTTCTCTTGCTTCGTTGATCCAAACGCCAGTCAACTCAAGAGATAAAAGCTTTTTTACGTCTTCTTGCTTATCCAAAGCCAAAAAGATGACTTCTAATTCAACAGAGGTCTTATCCCCCAAGGAGAAGTTGACAAGATGTGTATATGGAGGAGACCACACAAACTTGCCAACCTCGTCCCCGAACCAATCACGCCATGTCTTAATCGTTGTGGTCTTAAGCTGGGGATTGGTATTACGAATGACTGCCCACCTTGTTCTGCGTACCCCAGCAGAATTAGGGGCTTGGTTGACAGCCTTCCGCATTATTTCCATGCAACAACACACGGATTTGCCAGAGCCAACAGGTCCTCTTATACCACGCACAAAAGAACCATCTTTCATAAATGCCTTGGCTACAGACCCTGGGGGCTTATAGTCTAGATTCAAAGGCCAAACCCTTTGTTGCCATAAAAGATTCTAGCTTTAGCACCCTTCTGCGCTTGAGCCGTTGCTCTTCTTGCCGCTTTGCTCAAATCAGTAGACTCTCTTGGCTCAGAAGTGTCAGTTATTGTTTGGGGCTGAGGTGTAATCGGGTCTGGGCTATCATCCTGTGCTACCATTGCGGCAAGCTCTGCACTCATGTCTCTGGCTGGTCTGCCTTCCATAGATGCTCTGACATTCTCAACTACCTGTCTACCAGCCCTGCTAGTAACAGCACTTCCAGAAGAAGACCTTATAAGATTGCCACTTTTGCTTCTTGCATAAAGGCTTTTGCCAACATTAGTTTCTCCAGTGCCAAAAGCACCACCACCAGCACGAATGTCCTCAATCTCACGAACCTTCTTTTCTTCACGCTTCCTTCTTGCTGTCAACATTGGAGCATCATCGTAAGATGAACCACCGTAAGAATCTCCGCCACCTGAATCGCTACCACCCATAATTGCCTCCTTTGGAAAAAAAATTTATACTGGGGTTAGGGTTATTAAGTCTATTGCGTGTGTGTTTTAGGTTTATGTATGTCAGCGTCCGTTTTTTAAGGTCGTTCTGTATAGACACACGCTGACAGCAGTAGGTACCATATTTAGTCCACGTTAAAGTTTATCTGTACCGCAGTCGATGGTGTCCTCACAGCGTCCTGCCTAAATCCTGCCCTGTCCATCAAGTCCTTGGCGGCTTCAAGCCTAACGTAATGACTCTTGCTATCCAGCAACTCACGCATTGTCGCCATCGCTTGTGTAGCGTCCCATCCCAAAGTCATCATAGCCAACTGTTGCCTATACTCGATAACATGTTGTTTCTTCAAGGTATTATAAGTCCAAGCCTTGTTCCTACCCAGCGTCTTTGCCGCTTCACTTGGGTTGCAACCATTATGCAAGATGAGATGTACCAACTCTTGCTGTGGCTCAGTCAACTTTTCGTTCCCTGCTTGTGCTATCGGTGCATGCTTTTCGATGTCTTCCATCGGAACAATCGCACCTTTATACTTCTCTTGCTGTGTTGTATCTGCTTTCGTCATACCCAAGACCTGTTCACTGCGTCACGGACGATTATACATACTACTCACAACCCCTTGTCAATACCCTTTCGTGAAATTGCCGCTTTGTCGTCCGTATCTCACGTTATTTGTGCCG